GAGGCTTAAAGAGCATCATCCCGAACTATTCGAACGAGCGAAGGCCTATGAAAAAGTAGAAAATGGGCGTGCTTATACGTGGGTTGATGGGCGTTCACTAAGAGATATCGAGAATATTAAGAAGCGTTATGATGTACCCTCTATCGCCTCGCCGGCTTCCGATAGCCTCACTCTTCCATCTCTCATCGCCCTTAAGAACTCCACCTGTTTTCTCAAATCAATCAGCATCTCTCACCCACGGGCCACCTATACAGAACAGCTCGTCTCCGCCTCTGAGACCTGCACATGACAGACAGATACACCTATCCGGGCACGGGATGACCCGAGTAACCACAGTTGGCACTGCCTCCGGTTCCCCACTTGGGTGGACTTCAATGTAGCCGTCTCGACTCAACCGATTGAGAATAATCGTCTGTAGTCTCAGATCAACCGCCATCATCTTCTATCCATTTCTCATCAATACAGTAAAGGCTGTCTCCTTTCAAGCCAGCGCAGTTGGTTTCCGTAGGGCATCCGCAACAGGGAGTCAGTCTGGTGACAGAGATTGTGACTCTGTTAATGCTCATAATCTCGGTGATGTCAATCCACACTCGCCCCCGTCGGTGGAATGAGTTGATTATTGTCGCCTGCAGTCCTAGATCAATCATCCACCACCTCACTCAGGCAAACCCACCACTCATACCGCCCTTGCCTGTATGTGCACCCTCTCACCTGGGGGCAGGAAGCTCGCCAGCAGTCCGGCCCCCGGCACGGCTTGATCCCACCGATCTGCACCTTCTCCCCTAGGGCGGTCATTATCTGAACATGGCCACCACGCTTGACGAAAGCAGCCACTATTTCCGCTTGAGCTCTAAGATTTACTCTCATCCCTCAAAGCCATTCCGAAAGCCTATCCCTCAGACCACAAAGCCCGCGAATCTTCAATCCGCTGCAAACGAAGGAGAGACCGCCACATTTTGTGCTTGGGCAGAGATGAATCGCACCTACCGTGTATCGTGGCCGGCTCAGCCACGAGGGAGCCGTTATCACCAGAAACTTTTCTTTATGTAGTTTTGCCAACACTGCTACTTGCAGGGAAAGATCAATCATCTCTCATCTTCCCCTCTCATAAGGGCAGAGCGCGATCATTCCTAGCTCACCATACATGGCAATTGGCGCAGGGCATTCCTTCCGACCGATGGGACAGAGAACATCCCACGGGCACCTTATAAGCCCGAGCCAACAATCGGTGTCTTTGAGTTCCAAGACACGTTCGGCTAGATACCTGAGATCTATTCTTCTTCTACCCATTCCCGCAAACGTCTCCAAGTCAGGCACCGTAATCTTCGACTTTCCTGTTCTTTTCCTTCCAGCCCGCTACATTTAGGCTCAGGACACCAGGAAGATTCAGGGCAGGGCAGGACGATGCTTCCTATCCTTCTTATTATTGTACCACCTCCAATGCGGGAAGTGCGTAAAGAAATAGTATGCCCACAATGTAGTCGGTGTATCACAACAGCTTGTAGTCTCAGGTCGATCATTTCAAGTTCTCCCTCGTGAGGCACCACAACTTCATGACTCCCCGCTCTGCCCCCACCAGACCAGCGCAATGATGCGCAGTCGGGCAACTATTGATATTCCCGCATAACCAGATGACCTGGGTAGCCATCGCCGCCCCATCAACGTAGGCAACCACGGCACCTTTGTGGGATAGTTTAGAGATAACCTCTGCTTGCAGTCTCAGGTCGATCATTTTCCTTCTCTGCTGCGCAACAGCATAGTCTGTTCTTGGCGAATGACCAAGCGAGGAGGTGGCTACACAGCGCAGTGCAGGCAGGAGAGCGGCAGATTGTGACTCTCCTGACTCTTTCCCGATAACGGCTTAGTGGGGAACGTAGTCGTAGCTCGTCACGGCTCAACCTGGCTAGGATTTCGCTTTGCAATCTCAAGTCAATCACTATTTCTGCACCCCGCCCAAGCCAAGCATATCATCGGCCCCTTGTCCGTTTTGCCAACTAGCTGGAGGGCGCAACCTGCACACCTCGCGCAGCAGGGCCAGAGTTCACTCACCAAGTAGCCCATCCCGATAATAGTAATGAGTATCGATCCACGGTGCTTGAAAGAGCTAAGGAACTCAGCTTGCTGTCTCAGATCAACCATTACTGTCTACCTTTACCCCTATCCCTCCAGACATATCCACCACTCCCGGTGCTCACCCGTAAACCCGCGTAATTGCAAAGCGCAGTTGGGGCAACGGGTCTGACAAGGCTTGATCTTAGAGACAGGGAACAGGTCGCCTCCAGCGGATATCGTCAGCCTTCCCTTCCACCGATCGAACAGATGAAGGAATTCGGCTTGTTTGCGTAGATCAATCATAAGACGATTCGTTCACGTGTGAGACACCACATGGCAAACCACTCGCTTTCAATTCCCCGCAGCTCGGGGCAGGGGCGGTCCCTGGAACAAATCTCTCTCGAGTGGCAGGGACGCACGCGATCAATTTCCCTTACCTCATTCGGTCGGGGGAAGATAAGCAATCTGCCATTCTTGTGAAAAAGGCTCAGGATTTCTGCTTGTGATTTCAAGTCAACAATCATCTCTTATTAACCTCTCTTCTGTGATACACCATCTCACAGGCCAATCGCCGCTCTCAACTCCCCTCAATCTTGAGCATTTGTCCACTCCGATACATCCGCCCGACTTTCTCCTGCAAAGTTCAATCCGCCTCACCACGCTCACTCTTACGTTAAGCAACATAGGAATACGCATTACAAGGGTGCCATTACGATGGAAAGAGCTCAGGATTTCCGCTTGTAGCTTGAGATCAACCACACCACAGCCCCCCTCCCTGCTCTTCGTCTATTACCTGTAACCTGAGATCGGTCATTTTACCTTTGGGAATAGTGTATGTCGGTGTACACACCACGCGGTGCCCCATCCTCTCTCAATCCCCAGCAGCTTTGGACACGTCTCTGTCCTGGAGCAACCGCCGTACCAACAAGGTCGTATGTGCTCTAGTTTCACCACTTCGCCAGGATAAGGACAGATTAATATCTTTCCCTTATCCTGAAACATTTTTAGAATCTCCACCTGCCGTCTCAGATCAATCACCTAATACACCACCACACCTTCCACCTCTTGTCGAGTCCTACCACTCTCGGACAGGTGATGGTGTCGCACAGTCTACCTCTGCACGGCTCAATCCGACCGGCTGTGAGCAACCCCCGACCACCACCTGGAGTACGAACGGGGATACTAGAGCCCGAACGGAAAGAGTGTAGGATCTCCACTTGCCGTTTTAGGTCAACCATTTCCCCCTCCTCTCTCCTCACCTCTTTGTATACACCACCTTCCCATACCCCGGCACCTGCTCCTTCCTGTCTCCAAAGAACACCACCAATAGCGGGTACCCAGGGCTCTTCTCCGGCCACGGCCCCTCCGCGTCGGTAAAGATAACGGTAAATGCCGGCCTGTACTCCCTCGCCTGTTCGAGGACCGGCCGGAAATCCGTGCCGCCATACCCCTCCCTCCTACCCCAGTTCTCCTTTACATCCTCCACCGTCCGTAGCTCCACTACCCCCTTCACTTCCGTGTCAAAGGCCATCCCTACCAGCTCCACTTCCGTTCGCCTCAGCATGGAACACACTTCCCCCACCGCATCCCGGTAGTTCTCATCACTCATACTTCCCGACACGTCATTCGCCACAACCCCCTTCGCCTTGTACATGGTCCTTCTCCCCGGGACTACCCAAGGCAGCTTCCGGTTGCGTTTGTCCCAGGTGGTATAGCGATAACTGCGAATGGAATTAGAGACAAACTGAGCGAGTACTCGCTGCCAGGGTACCTCTCCCGCGGAGAACCAGTCAGAGAAAAACTGTACCAAGTTCCCCGGGATGTTCCCCGCCATACGCTTGTACGCACGCTGGACAATCTCCCTCACCTTCGCCCGTTGCTCCAGGGTCATGGGTTCAGAGGGGAGGGAGTCACTCACCCGCACGGTGACCTCCTTGCCGTTCTTCAAACGAACGGTGTAGTCTTCTCCCGCCTCGATGTCGTCTGGGTCCACTTCCTCCCATTCGCCATCGTCCTCGTCATCCTCACCGCCCCTCCCCGCTCCTTCAGGCACATACTGGAGATATTGCACCCAAGTGAGGTTTTTGGGCAGGCCGAAGAGGGACGGGGTGACGGGCACGCCCTTTACCGATCGGAGCGGCTCCATCTCCAGCAGGTTTTCGTTTATCGCCAAGTCCTGGGCGATGTTCATCCGCATCCTATCCCTCGTTTGTTGCACGGTATGCTGCAGGAGTACATGCCAGATCTCATGACAGAGCAGCGTCCGGGTCACCTCGTCGGAGCAGGAGAGCCAGGCGTAACGGGAGAAGGTGATTTCAGGGACGAGGTCTTTGGCGATCCATACCTTCGCTAACCACTTCGCTTTGTTTTTGTGGTGGAGATAGTACCGCGCCTCCACAGCAAGCTCTCCTAGCAAGGGCTGTTCGGCAAGGAGGTATTTGATAATGTCAGTTAGTCTCTTACTATTTTTTATCCTTTCTCCGCACATTCCCTCCACCTCCCTTCCGTGTCTTCTCCTCTCCTCCCTTTTCCTTTTCCTGTTCCTCCCCTTCTTTCTCTCCCTTTTCCTGCTCCTGTTCCTCCCCCTGTACCTCCTTCGCTATCGCCTCGTTTCCCAGGATCTCCTTCACTGTCTCATCATCCCCTGCGGCAGTGAAGAGCTTAAACCACACGTCATAATACCCGTCTTCCTGCCGCGCTTTCTCGAAGACGGTAAAGAAGTAGCGGTAGGCGATCTCAGGGGGCAGGTCGTGGGTAAACTCCAGTATTTTGGGGATGGCCTTTATCACCTCGTCGTTATCCGCATACAGGAGTCCATCCACTGCCTTGAGTAGCACGTGATTGTCTCCCGCTTCCCGGAACTGCCTTACCTTCTCCCGCGTCCTCTTATCGTATTTCAATATCTCCTCCACAGGCAGCTCTTTCATCCTGTCCCGGTAGTACTGATTCAGCTCAATGGCGGTGCTAAAGTCCAGCATTGAGGAACACTTGGAGAGAAAGAGATCCAGCCTCCCCTCCTCTTCCAAAAAGTAGAGGGCTTGGGAGAACTCCTCAATCATCCTCCCCGCATTCTGGTCTTTGTTGAAATGGTTCGGGTTGCGGGCGAAGAACTGAGATACTACCGGGTGGATTCTCCGCCGGCCGTTATTCCCGCTCGGACCCTTGCCCCATTCCAACAGTTCATCGAGGGTAAGCTCCATCGGATAGATCTTGAACCGAGTGCGGAGAGACCAGTCAGAGAGGAGGTCGCTCACCTGGTAGTCTCCCGTGTCCTCTGGGTTGCAGGCAGCCACCAACACCCATTTCTCGGGGAGGGGGTGTTCGTGTACCTGTCGCTCGTGGAGAAGCTTATGAAGTAACTGTTGACTGGCGTCTAGCCTCTGCCCGCGGTTAATCTCATCAAAAAACACCAGTGTCCACTCGTTCTCCCAGTCCAGTCTCCACCAGGAGGGGAGGCGATACACCATCTGCCCCCGACTCTTATCGATATCAGGGAACCCGGCTATTTCTCCCTCGGGCATTTCCGAAATGCGGTTCGTGATGAGCCTGCCCTGGAAGAGATCCACCATGACGGAATGAGCAAGATCCCACTGCATCTGGGTCTTGCCTATCCCGTGAGTACCCACCAGCAAAGGCACCAGCCTCGGGGGGCGATCACCTTTTTCAATAGCCCTCACGTACTGGAGAATGTCCAGCACCAGGTTATCTCTCGCTTCACGGTAACTGAGTTTTGTTTCCATCTCATGCTCCTCCCTTCTGTTCTTTATAGTGGCTTCTTCACACACCACCGGTGTACTCTTGCTAGATCAATCATACCAGCCCCACCTCACTACAGCAAAGAGCCAACCGAGGCCCACTGGCCGGAGTATACACCCTCTCGCTCGTCGGCAGTTGTTCGGATAGAACGCACATGGTCGGAATAGATCGCCTGCCTTCTTGGATTGATACACAACCACGCCTGCTAGCATGATAGCAACTCGGCCACCGTGAGCGAGATGAGTACAGGTCTCCGCGATTTTTGCAAGGTTGATTGTCATCCTATTTCCACCGCCCCCATGCAGGTTCGCCAGCGGTTCCCTGCCTGCAGTACTGTGCACCCGACACAGTAGAGGCTGGAGCAGGAGGGATAATGGCGGCATGGATATATTTTGTCGCCCCTTTGTATATGTCGGTACCAGCTTCCGTCGCGCGAGAGGAGATAACGAACCTGTTTTCCCCTTACTACTGCCGCACAGAGCACGGCTATCTGGCGCAAATCAACTCTCATCGCATATGCACCAACACCCCCACGGCTCATTTGGATCGTCCAGCCGGCGATACCCCCGCAACTGAAGGCGGCAACTCACTGCACAAGCCGAGAAGACTCCCCCGCTTCGGCACGGTTGTACGTAATCCAAGTGAAGCCGGTAGGTAAGCACCTCGCCCATGCTTTTGAACTTCACTGGCTGCCCTCTCGCAACGAGCACGCAGACGGCAGCCACTGAACGGAGATCGATCACAGCAACTCCCTTATACACCACCATTCTTCATCTACTATTCGGCCGTTCAACCTGCACAGTCTATCATATCCATGCAGTTGGGTCTGGCATCCCCGCTCGCATTCCGGCGCCCATCTCCGGCGGCACGGGAGAACCGCCCCGAACACGCGGGAACCTGCCTCCCCCGTAGCTCGGCAGAAATACACTCGCTTGTGGCGTGAGATTAAGAGGCAGACGGCTGCTACTTTTGCCAAATCAATCATCTTCAATATCCAATGATGAACAGATTGGCGCCAGGTGGCACGGGATGAGCCGGACCTCATTCAAGCCGTCTAGAGCGATTACGCTGTACCCCGTTGCCAGTTTAGAACAGGTGTCGGCCATCTTTGCGAGGTTAACCGTCATTCACTCGCCCCCGTCCTCACCAGTTGTCAGCAGGTACAGGACAGCACCGATTACCATTGCCAGGAACCAGTCAATCTTACTCCCTTGTGCAAAGGCCACCCCGATCAAAAAACCAAGCACGAGATACAACACCCCTCTTCACCCGCCCCCGTCCAGATACCCCTCTAGGGTATAGGGGAGACAGGGAGCGGACAGAGAAGGGAGGGAACCCTGCCTGCTCCTGTGGTCTGTCTCCCCGAGCTCTCATAAGGTACTCTCTACTCGGAGGTGGTATTTCTCCCATTTGCTAACCGGAAAACTCCCTCCCCTCACAAACGCCAGTACCGCCCCGCTACCAACCCGGGCGATGCGCTTTACCCTTTCATGCGGCCGGAGCGGGTGTCGATTACCCGGTACCATTTACCCACGCGGATTGCCATTGCCCCTTACCTCTTACTCCATTGAAAACGTCATTACCAAGGCATAATAGCCACCCTCTCCCTTAAACTCTACCATATCACGGAACACCCGTGCTTGAAGAGGCTCCTGGCAGCTAAGCACATCACAGAAGTAACGATACTGGAGACTGAGCTTTTTAGGGAGGGCTCGGACCACATTGGTATAGGCTTTGTCATACTCGATCGGGGTATTGCCCCTGCTTATCTCTTCCAGTGGCACAACCGCCTTTGGCTCTCCCTCTGGAATCACGTGCTTCCAATCCGGGAATTCGGCTGAATCTAGCTCACTCTTCACCAGTACCACCCGGGTGGCCTTGTTCTGCACAATCTCCCACAGGCAGCCTGACTCCGCCTCCAGCTCTTGCAGAGTGTAGACGTGGAGCCTGTGGCCGTCAGTGGCGACCACCTTGCCCTCCTCACTGAAGAGTAGCTTCTGTGTCACTGGGTATTGGCCACCGCATGCTTTGAGAACCCAGCGGATGCCAGAGAAATCGCTGTGACTGCTTGTGAGGTCGATCTTTTCCATTGCTGTACCCTCCCTTCCGTTATTCTTTTCGCTATTATTTTGCGGGCTTTACGGCCAGTCGTAGACCTGCACGACAAAGGTGCGCCAGCCGGCCTCCTCGATCTCCTCTCTGCTAAATTCCCGGGCCTCCTGAGCCCGGAAATTGGGGATAACGCAAAAAAGCGTATCCCCATCCCCGAGGGATACGCTTTCTCTGTTAAACTGGACCTCCCGACCCAACAGGACCGAGAGGATCTTTGCGGTTACCTCATGCCCGACAATGCTCTTGGCATCGCGAGGGATCCGACCAATGGCAATGGGACTTACCACCGCCATGGTCTCCCTGTCCAGCATCATGGGGCTAAAGGTCGAGCTGAGATACCTCATCTTTGTTCCTCCTCCCTCTCTAGGGCCGCTGGGTGGACAGATAAGCTGGGTCGTCATTCTTGACCCGCCTGACCCGCCACCCCAGCGGGTCAAAATTGGTTTCATTTTGATCGAGTCTCGCTCGTCTCCGGGCCAGCTCCTCTGCCTCCTTGTAACTGGCAACCACCATGTAAGGGAGCCAGCCGTCCCTGTCCCGGATTTCCATTACCAAAACGGTTGCTTTGTCCATTTCCTTTTCCTCCCTTCTCTCGCCCCCGTCCCTGATCCGCCATTCGAGACCAGAAGCACAGGGGGTGGTGATAAAGAGACCGCTGACTGGGGTGAGGCTTGCTCAAGGCGCAAACCCCGCCAGAAAGCCTATCCGCGCACCTTATTCAGGGATCTCATGGAGAAGTGGCCATTGTACCAAGACGGCCGCATAATGAGCAGCTGCCCATTGTGGTAGTGTAGCGGAAAGAAAAACCTGAGCCAGGCTATCTTGGAATGCGACCATAGAGCTTTTGAAGTTTCCCGTAGTGTCATCTCTCTTCCCTCCCTTCTATGGTAATAAAAAAAGGCCACCAGGTGAGTACCCGATGGCCTGTGGGTACTCTCCCCGGTAGCCTTAACGTCCCGTTTCGGCTTTCTGGAGGCAGCTAGAAGCTAATCTCTCTTGCTACCTCCTTTTCGGCATCCCGCCGAGCTTTCTCTACAAATTCCCCGAGGGTCTTTCCCCTGGGGAGCTTGTATATTGTGATCAATGCGACCTCTCGGTCGTATTGACCACTCACATACTCGTGGCCCTGCTCCTGGAGGACCACGTATCTGATAACGTCCGCCACCCCGAGGCGGTCAATCGCCTCGAGGATAGTCTCCCCGGGTTTATCCACCGGTTCTTCGTGGATATAGTTACTCCGCCATTCAAATCTCTGGTGGACCACATTCTTCATAATCTTTCCACTATTGAGAACGAAATGAACTTCGTCCTCAATGTGGATGTCCACCATAGAGCCAGTGTGGATCTCCACCACCGGCTCCAGGTGACGGAGAACTACTTCGTCCAGGCGCTTGACCTGGACGTCTTTCCATGGCTTCAAGTCGTGAAGCCACGGAAATTCTCTCAAATATGATACTCTCTTGAATCTGTTCATTTTCTCTCCCTTCTGCTACCGGGAGAGAGCATATTCAATTTTCAAAGAGCAATCACTATCCTATACCTATCCTACCACGTTTTCCACAAATGTCAAGCACAAATTTTAATAATCTGTTGTAAATGCACAAGTGTTAACACTTTCCGCTTGGGTGTTAAGTAATACTTAACAGGTGGATGACACGATAGGAGAGATTAGTGACACGATTGGGGGGTAGGGGAGAGGTGACACAAATCCGGGTATTGGTGACACGGTCGGGAGAGGGGAGAGAGGTGACACGAGTTTTGAGATTAGTGACACACTCGGGAATATGGCAATGTAGGAGTACTACAGAGTAGGACTGGGGCGGGGGAGAGAATTGGTAAGATGTATGACATATGATGTAGTACGGATGAGAATAGTGGGTAGTGCCGGTTATAGATAGTGAGTAGTGTATAAAATTTAGTAATAGGTAATGGGAGGGGGGAAACAATCCCTCTCTCCTGGAGACAGTGAGACTACTAAACATTTGTTTAGTGGTTTGCGGTAGGGGTACGGCCAGGGACGGATCCGGGCCGCCGGTGGCTGTCTCACAATCGCTCGGATTTGAGACAGAGGAGACCGGAGATCGATGATAACTAGCTGAAACCATTAGCTTTCCTTCGATTTTACCGGCCGGATTGCTTAGGAGTCCCAACCCCCCAGGCCCCGTCAAATTGACGTTATATGCACCACTTTGTCTTCCCCCCCCTCTTCTCTCCCCTCTCCCCATCACCCCTCTTCTCTCCCCCTTCTCCTCCTCACTACCTTCCTCTCTCCTCTCCCCTTCTTCCCCTCCCCCCTCACTCCCCCCTTCTCACTCCCTCCTCCCCACTACCTCTCTCCACATAACCCACCGTACCACTCTACCTACCTCTCCCCCTCCCCAAGGCAACCACCTGATACCATTACCCTTCCTCTCTTTCCGCTTTACTCCCGTCACAAACTACTATATACTATTAGTAAGTAGCGACTAGTGGAGTGGGGTGATGGCCAAACACAGGGTAGGATTGGAGGTGGGCAACGGCGATTCCGTCTGGGGCAGCCCGGAGACGATTGACTACCTCCGCCAAATACTTGAGGGCGTTGAGACCTCGCTGAAACTGTGGGATGACGAGTGGGTACACGGCAGGGATGACACCCTCAAGAGGCTGCAGGAGAGACTGACAGAGGGAGAGTACTGGAAGCGCAGAGGGAGGATGGCGGAGGGAGTGCTCAAGAGGGCGATGGGGGAGGAAGTGGTGGAGAAACTGCTGAAGGAGGAGAGTGACGGGTGAAGAGGCGAGGAGGGAGACCGTGACCACTGACGAGAAACTGACTGCAATCATCTATTACCAGCGGGTGATTGCGGACCTGCTGGAGAGATTGTTAGTATTGGGGGCGGGCGAGACGACACCTATTGTTGAGTGTCACCAGAAATATAGAGAAAAACTGGCTTACGACATGAATATCCCGGAGTGGGTGAGATCGTGACACTACACACGAGACGTTCTTCCACAGAGGAGGCTGTGTGGCATGTGTCTAGCCAGAATAAACCAGAGAATCCGTCCTGTGCGGGTAGGCTACCAAAAGGGTAACGTGGAATACTCAGACTGGCTATCCAGTAAAAAGAGCTGTAGGTGATCCCTGCGGTTGTTACTGGCGGGTTGGACAATGCCTAGACTCCGCTCTCCTATACGCTGGTTCGGCGGTAAAGGAAACATGGCAGGGAAACTGCTTCCCCTCGTTCCCCAACACCTGATCTATGTGGAGGTGTTCGGCGGGGGTGCATCCCTCCTCTTTGCCAAGGAGCCGGCGAAGGTAGAGGTGTATAACGATCTTGATTCCGGGCTTGTCAATTTTTTTCGGGTTCTGAGGGACCCGGAGCAGTTCGCTCGTCTCTACCATTATGCCTCTTTCACCCCCTATTCACGAGAAGAGTTCTATTACTGTCGGGACACATGGAAATCCGAGAAAGACCCCGTGATGCGTGCGTATAAGTGGTTTGTGGTAGCAAGGATGTCATTCAGCGGCGCGTTCGGACGGAGCTGGAGCTTTGCAAGATCACTATCCAATAGAGGGATGGCCGATACCTGCTCGAAATGGCTCTCCACTCTTTCCATGCTCCCCCTCCTCCACGAGCGGGTTATGCGGGTACAGATCGAGCATAGTCCTTTCCAGAAGGTTATTCCCACCTACGACACCCCTGACACGTTTTTCTACCTGGACCCGCCGTACATGCCGGAGACCAGAAGTGGCGGTAAGTACAGCCACGAAATGACTAAGGAGGATCACCGACAACTGCTATCGATCATCCTTAACTGCCAAGGCAAGATAATGATCTCGGGTTATCCCAACGAGCTCTACGATACAGTGCTCAGTGAATGGCGCAGGAAAGAGTGGAAGACTGTTTCTCATGCTACTGCTAAGATGCGAGGAACGGGTATACTGGGGGAGGGGGCGGCCCTCGGGAAACAATCGCGAGTGGAGGTGATATGGATGAACTACAGCGAGGAGGTCACATGTGGAGGCTGAGGACCCACCAGTATGGCGCTTCTTTAGCTGTTCTGACCACTCTTGGGGAACTGGGAGCGTGTATCCTAGCTCTCACCTCACTACTTCTCCTTTACGAGGGTCCGTAATGCCCCGTCCTAAATCCCCCATCACCCACCGCCACCAAGCCATCCTCCGCTGTTACCAGTCCGGCATGCCCATCTCCGCCATCCTCTCCCGCTTCTCCATCTACCCGGTCCAGCTCTACCGCCTCCTCCACCGCATAGAGAAGGAAACCGGCGAAAGGGTCATTCGCTCCTCTTCCCGCCGCCTCTACACCTGTGTCAACTGCGGCCGGGTCGTTCCCCGCTATCCCTCTCAAGCCCACCTCACCCGCTTCTACTGTTCCCGCGAGTGCTGGCTCTCCTCCTCCCGAGTCTCCGTCCCCTGCGCCTTCTGCCACCGCCCGGTCACCATCCGTCGCGGCGACCTGAACAAGAAGCAGCGGTTTTTCTGTGACAGGTTGTGTCGGGAGCTCTACTATGCGGACAGGAGACTGGATAAGGAAGACGCGGAGAGAGCGAAGAGGGAGTGGTAATACCCGCTACCATTGGATGAGATTATTCACTATCAGTGAGGGATGGTAGACTCGTCACTCGTCACTCGCCACCTATCACTCATCACTTACCACTCACTACCGACTAAACCAGATTATAAGTATACACTAACGTGTATACTTATAATTATATATATAGAGATATAGAATACTATGTTAATAGTATTCTATATCGGTTATATAGTACCTAGGGACCAGGGTCCAATGTCCCAACAGCCCCAGGGGACCAAGGAAAAAATGAATGATTTTGATAAATATTATACATTACTAGAGACAGGTGACCTAACTACCTGAAATCACTAACTATGAAATTTTTTCATAGTACCCGCCCGTACAAATCAAAAAACGCCGAATTTTAATCTTTACGAGTTTTACCGTAAGTCTGGAGATGACCGAAATCATTGAACAATCCCGAAATCATTTTGTGTAATATTTAGAGTACAAAACAACAGATACAAACTTTTCGTAAAAATCACCCTGTCAAAATTTTGACGAATGAGGATAAGTACCTGAAATCATTCAAACCACGTTTTTTGCATTTTGTATAATTTTTTATCGCCGTGGCAGAAAAACATTTGGGTCAGTGGTCCCTGGTCCCCTGGTCCCCTGGTCCCCTTGGTCCGGTGGTCCCTTGGTCCCGCCATATATATATATATCTATACCTTCTCTTTGTCTCCTCTTTTCCGGCTATATATATACATATATGTAAGAGAGCCAAAAATTCCCTTGACTTCCCGCTGAAACCGGTCTATACTACAAGTATGAAGTTTTTGACAAGGCTCAACAAATCAGCAGTGAGCGTGAATATATGGGAGAATGACGATGGGAGTAAGGTATTCAGGATGCAGAGAGGGTATCAGAACAGCGAGGGTAAATGGGTGAGTTCCCCCTATTTTAAGGAGAGGGATTACGAGGTGGTGCTTGAGCTGATGGTTCAGCTAGGCAAGTTCATAGGAAGGAGCGGATAGTGTCACTGCCTAAGCGAGTGGTGATTTGCGGTATCCCTTACAAGATCCTGTATGTGAAGAAGCGCTCGGAGGTAGATGGTAACGAGCAGACCCCGCTGGTAGGGCAGATCAACTACTGGACCCGCGAGATACGACTCCTTGATACCGGGCAGCCCGTAGAGGACGTTTGGCAGGAATTATGGCACGAGGTGCTGCACGGGATACGCCTGGCCATGAAGCTCGACGAGAGGAGGCTGGGCAGCGAGAATGAGCTGGATCTACTGGCTGTAGGCATAAATGATGTGATTTTCCGTAACAGGTGGTTGAAAGAGAAGTGGCAGAAGCGATAGGAAGGAGGAGACGGAGATGGCCGATGACAAGATACAGGTAACCTGCAAGTCATGCGGGTATACCTTTCTCAGCCGGGCAAAGTACTCCACCACCTGTGCCGTGTGTGGTCACGGGATAGTCATCCCTCGTCGGCTGAGAGATCCGAACTGGGTAGACGGGAGGAAGGGAAGATGGAAGGTAGTCCGCGTCAGGGTAGACGAGCAGTCGCCTACTGCCGGGTGAGCAAAGAAGACCGTCTCGGCAAAGGGGTGAGCGTGGAGGTACAGGTAGAGAAGGCGGAGCAGTAATAATCACCGATGAGGGCCGCTCGGGAAAAGACTGGAACAGAGAAGGTGCGAGGGAACTGCTGGAGAGACTGGATGAGTTCGACCATCTCATAGTGTATAGGCTCGACCGGCTGTCCCGCTCCGCCTTGGATCTACTTGATATCTCCAACCACCTCCAAGCAAAGGGTGTGCAGCTCCACTCCATCTGTGAGAGCATCGACACCTCCACGGCAGTGGGGAAGCTGTTCTACGGGTTCCTCGCTCTCTTTGCCGAGTTCGAGCGGAACAGGACGGTTGAGCGCACGAAGGAGGCGCTGGACTACAAGAGAGACAATGGCGAATGGGTAGGGAGGGTGCCGTTCGGGTGGACTCTCGCCAATGGCGGTCTGGTGGAGAACATAGAGGAGCAAAAGAGAATAGAACAGGCAAGAATGTTGCGAGAAAAGGGGGAGAGTTGGAGGTACATATCACGAGTACTGAATGTGGACAAGATGACTATCAAGAGGGCAGTGGAGAGAGGGTAAGGGTGGAAAAAGAGACGTACGAGATGGAGTATACATGCTCTAACTGTGAGTTTACTTTCACGCGGGACGTTTGTCGCGGGGATAGGGCGAAAGGTCGAGGTGGTGAATGTCCTTACTGTGGGGCTGAAGATACTGTGTGGCTTCCTTTTGGGTACCGTAGGCCATGCCCTTCTCTTGAGGGGACGGTGACGGGTAAATGACAGGGGGAACGAAGAATGGTAAAGGTTAAGGAATTGAAGTTTAGGCCACATCCTGCCGGCGTCGGGGGCTTACGGGCTACTGCGGAATTCGGAAATGGTTATAAGGCGAGTGTAGTTACTGGCTCTCTGTTCTACACTACCCCCGAGCGCCCTTACGAGATAGCTGTACTACACGAGGATAAGATTGTTTATGATACCCCAGTGACAGCTGATGTCTGTGGCTACCTTACAGAAGAAGAAGCGGATGAGGTGTTGAGGCAGATTGAAGAGTTACCCGAACGCAAAAAGCGTGAGTAGGTTCCGCTGGTGCGAACTCCACCACCAATGGATTCCCGCAGACCCCAGGGCGTGCGAAAAGAGGCGGGTGAAATCGTCCAATGTCTGCAAAGCCTGCAGAAAGGAGAGAGGAGAGTGAGCCTATTTCGACAAGTGGTTTCGGGAATAGGGAACATCCGCCTTCAATTCCCGCAAGATCTCACTCAGTGCCCGGGAGATAGCAAGGCAGACGGGACGCAGAGAGGGCAGCCAGCAAAAACATGGAGGTAAGAGATGGCGAAATGTCCAGGAGGTAAGATCAGATCCAAGGGTAAAGGCAGAGGACTCGGCAAGGGTAAAGGCAGAGGGCCGATAGGGATACCCGTGAAAAGGAAGTAGACTGCATTGATACGTGTTGCCATGGTTCACGTAGTAAAATGACCAAGTTCAAAGATCTCGCCCGCAGACTGGCCGAGCGTGAGGAGTTCCGCCAAAAGAACAAGCTCCTCTTTATGGAACTCTACCGCCCGGAGCCGCGCAAACCCAAGGAGCTGCGTTTTACCAAGATGCAGACAAAGATGTTGCTCTGTACTCGCGCGGATGATCCGGGACAGCTCCCCCACAGGATGATAATAAGAGGCAGCAACAAGCAGGGGAAGACTGCGGGGGTAGTGATCCGCGCTATCTGTTTCGCCTGTGGCAAACAACCGTTTCTCCCGCCTGATCACCCCCTTTATGATCTCACCAAATTCGTCCCTGTCCCGTGCGGGATACTGGTAATGGGTGAGGAGCTCGTCCAAGCGGTAAAGTACAAGCTGATTCCGGAGTTTAAGAAATGGCTGCCCGACATTTGCAAGTACAGGACCTACCGCAATCCTCAGGGTGTGGAGACGGAGATCACCATCCAAACAGGCTTTGAGGGGGAGCCTATCGGCTCTCGTATATTCTTCCGCGCCTATGGCCAAATCCCCCGCACGTTTGAAGGTGTAGATAGCCACGTTAATCTCTTCGACGAGCCTCCGCCACAGGATATTTATACTCCTGTCCAGCGCGGTCTAGTCGCTACCGAGGGCTATTCGATGATAGCTATGACCCATGTCAACGAGCCTTGGTTGCGACCTCTCGAAAAGGAATCCATCGACATGGGCGGCCCGGACAAAGACTTCCGGGTGATCAAGACGGGTAGTATTTGGGAGAACCTGGTCGAGAAGGGCGGCTTTCTCACCAAGTCCGCAATCGAGCGCTTCATAAAGGAGGTGAAGGCTACCGAACCTCACAACTACGGCCCGCGGATCTTGGGCGACTCCATGCTTACCGGCCAGACGATATTCGGCATGTTCCGGGATGAACCTCCCTTTGTCGTGCCGGATTTTGAGATCCCCCGGCATTGGACATGGTGGGAGGGAGTGGACCCGGCCGATACCAAAGACACAATCTGGGTATTCGTGGCGGTGAGCCCTTACGACATCACCATCAATGGCCAGCGCGCTTACCGGTGCTTTGTGGTGGACTATTTCCGCTTTCCTCCGCGGGACAGCATCACTGATATAGCAGACGCGGTTAAAAAGCGCAGACTGGAACTGGGCTATGAAAAACCCTATGCGATAGTACTCGACCGCAAGCACGGTCGCCGTATCCAAAAGGCGGAGAAGCACACCGACCGCCGCACGTGGGAGGAGATGCTGACTAACGTCGGTATAGGGTATATTGAGCTTGCCGACCAGAAATCAGGTGATGTGGAGACGGGACAGAAGATCATCAAAGAATACCTCAAACCGCAGTTCTGGAAACTGGAGGACCGCGACGTGCCGGGGTTGGTGTTTCTCAATCGCTGTCACTCTCGCGGTGCCGGCCCGGGGCCTATCGAAGCGATGGAGAATTACCGCTGCAAGCGGGGTAGCAATGAGCCCATGGACGACGAGAACAAGGACGTGGTGGATGCGCTGAGGTATGTGATGATGAAAATCCCCAGTTATGTGGACCCGGCGTTTCGGGTGCGGGAGGAATACGTACCTGTCAGCAAGCATACGGGGCACTAGGGAGAGAGAGAGAGGAGAAAGGAGGGGGGGGGGAGAGAACGGTATAATAGTTACAAAAATAGTAGAGTAATTACCCACGGGGGAGAGGAATGGATTTTGTTTACACACGTCAGCCAGGGGTGCCGGGCAGCCTGCGTCAGGTCTCAGAAGAGGAATTACTGGAGATCGACGACGGCTACGTGATCCTGACCGCGGGCGAGATGAGGGAACTACTCACTGAGCTCCACCGTTTGAGAAAACGCAGTCAGATAAACCCATTTCCGTGTACTACCTACAGGAGGGAAAAATGAGGAAGGTACTGGCCATTATCGCTGTTCTGCTCTTTGTGTTCTCTTTCTCTGTCTACGCCGCTGAGGAGAAAGACCCGCTCCATCTCCGTCTTGAGCTTCTGGAGACTCAGATCCAGAATCAGGCTGAGATGATCAACAGCCGCGACAAGGACATCCAGCGGATAAAACTCGAACAGCAGCTTATCAGATACAGATTGAAAGAACTGGGGGATCAGTTGGCGGTACTCGTTAAGGATCTCCCCACTGATGAGCTTGACCGGTTGGCAAAGCGTTACAGGAGGGAGAACAGGAGATTGGAGTTGCAGATAGTAAATGCGGAGCGAGCAGACAGGAAACAGGAGAAAGGAGAGAAGAGATGAAAGAGATTGAGTTTGGAAAAGCAGTGCCGTATGATATCGTTATCAAGCCATCACACAACAAGGGGTTTGTAGTGAGGGTGGGTTGTGCTAGGTTGGTTTTCACTGACCCCCACGAGCTAGTCGACGCGCTGAGGGAATACCTGGAGGACCCGGAAGCGGTTGAGAAGAGATATAATACCAGTGTTGGTGGAGTAGTGTCGGAAGCGCGCAGTGCTTGACACCCCCTCCTCTGATACAGTACACTTTCAATAACCACTCACACCGGAGCTTATCGTATGCCGAGACGTATGGATGAATCCCTCATGCCTCCGAGTTACCTGATCGATCCGATCAAGGACAAGGTGGTAGTCTATAAAGACGCCGCACCCGAGCAACATGGGGTGATAATAATCCCCGAAACAGTTCGAGACCGCGAGATCATCCTCACCGGTCGTGTCGCGGCGGTCGGCCCGGACGTCACCTCCCTCTCTCCGGGCGATTACGTCTGTTTCGGACAGTACGCCGGCACTCAGGTGAAAATAGACGACGAGACTTACCACGTGATGCTCGAAAAGGACATCCACGTGGTTCTCAGAGAGCGCAAAAAGGAATAAGATGGCAACTCCCCCTCCTCCCTCTTTTCTTGAAAAGACCAAAGCCTCACTCCAGAAGAAGTTTGACGAATCGGCGAAGGTGGTGAATACGCTGGCCACTGACTGGGACAAGTGGATGAACCTCTACCGCCACATCATCAAACAAAAACACCACAGCTGGGAGAGTAACCTCATCGTCCCCAAACCCTACTCCCTCATCGAGACCTTCACTCCTCATGTTCTCAGCACGGTCTTCGGCCCGAGGGAGTTTATCACTGTCCGCAATCCGGCGCTACCCGAGGACGAGCTCCGCCAGTTTAATAAGTGGCTCGTGTGGTTCCTCCTCAGCAAGATGAAGATCTACATGCGGGCGATGGAGCTCTTCAAAGGCAGTCCAATCTACGGCACAGCCTACCTCAAGCTGTACATGCGTCGGGGCATCCCCGCTCTCGGTTATGTCCGCCCGCATGATTTCTACTGGGACCCGCGGGCGACGGAGCCGGGCGACGTCGACAGTCTCGCTTGGTGCTTCCACAAAATCCCCAAGAAAGACTTGGGTGATCTGGAAAGGGCGATGGTGCCGCGGGTGGAGATGAAGACAGGGGAGATGGTGATTGTCACCGAGCCCTACCCGGAACTGGTCCTGGATCCGTTGTATTTCAACCTCAATCGTGTCTGGGAGAAGCATATCCGGGACAGCGGCACTGAGGTGGAGGAGGCGGGGGCAACCACCAACATACCCTCCCTCGATCTTCTCGAATACTGGGGCGAGATAGAAACCACCTTCGGCACGTACGACGTCAACCGTAAGCATTACCGTCCTGGAAGATACGAGGAGTACGTGGTTACCGCCATCCTCAAAGGAGATATGATAGAGGATATCATCCGCTGTGAACCCAGCACCTTCTATTATGAAGATCCCTACGAGGGACGGAAATACCTCAAGCCTTTCGTCGCTTCCCTCTACACGCTCGTCCCCGGCCAGTTCACCGGTCAGGGTGCGATCCAGCCGGTGGAGTCGCTCATTGAAGAGAGGAAAGAGCACCATGACCTGTACCTGGACGAGCATAAACGGTCAGTAATGACCATCCTCAAGGTCCGCGAGGCGTCGCAGCTTACCAAAAAGGATCTGGAGTTTCGGCCTTACAACATCTGGTACATGCGCAACTTGGGGGATGTGGAGTTGGTCAAATCCCCCGAGGTCAACCTCCAGGCATTCCAGTATATCGATGCGTTACTGGACAGAGAGATCGACCGCACTCTCGCTATGTCCTCTATCTCCCAGGCGGTCCCTTATACCAAGCGTCAGACATTCGGCGAGATCCGCGCGCTGATGGGAGAGCAGGTGAAGCGGTTCAGTGTTTTTCTGCAGATGGCCGACCACATCACCCTCCGCCCGCTGGTATTCAAAACCCTCGTCCTCATGCGCCAGATGCCACAGATTCTCGCCGGGCAGCCGTTCCAAATGCCGGAGGGGGATTATGTGGTACCGCCCGACCTCCTCACCGAGCGCACCCATGTGTCGTTTGCCGCTACCGGCACGGAACCGGAAGGGAGTAAGTACGCAAAGGCGGATATCTGGCCGCGGGTACTGAAGGCGATTGCCGATGTGACGATGGCTACCGGAGGCAAGTACGAGCTCGTGCTTTCCGAGATCATTCAGGAGTTCGAGAACCTCTACGATATCAAGGACCCGCAGAGGTTTGTGAGAGAGTCCCGCCCGAGTGTTCCTCTTGACGCGCTGATGGAGGCGACGCCACCCGAGTACAAAGAGGCGATGCAGGCGGTGATCCAGCAGGCGATGGCGTTACTCCAAGCTGAGAAAGAGATGGCGAGGGAGCAGAGATGATAGACGAGGAGAAATCTCTGGAGAATGCCCGGTACCTGCGGGATCTGGTATTCGACAGCCAGAAAACACAAGAGCTAGTCAAATTGCTCCTCGGTATCCTTGAAGCGGAGTCAGTCCGCACACTGGTAGAGATGGGTGATGGCCACGGTCGTCACGATCCTCCCTTTACCTATGCCGACTACGTCTACCGCAGTGGACTCGTACAGGGGCTTAAGTATTTAGAGAAAGAGATCAACTGGCAGATTCACCGTGCTGATGAGGCAGACAGACGAGACAGCGAAAAGGAATAGCTCTCCGATCCTCAGCGGCTGGAAGGAAATCGCCGCCTATCTGAGGATATCCCCGAGATATGCTATGAAACTCCGAAAAGAACACGCATTACCTGTCACTGATGTCGGTCGTATCTTCGCCCATAAAGAGCAGCTTGACGACTGGGTGAAGAAGAACCGCGATCGTTGATCACTACCCTCCTTTCTGTATCGGCCGCTTGCTACCTCCCGGCAAGCGGTTTTTTTTTGCATTTCGCATCTCTTCACTACTACATACATAGCCAGAATCTTGACACACCCCAATATCTAGTGTATACTACATTGTAGTACAATGCCAAGGACTCCGTGATAAAAGCTAAGGGTAGAATGGCTGAGTGGAGTCCTCTACCCTCACGAAGAAGAGGAGAAAGAACAGTGGAAGAAGAAACGGGCGTAAAAGAGGAAGGCAAGGCGACGCCGGACCCTGCCGAAGCGGGCGTGAAAGACCCATCGACGCCGGGTGAGGTGGAGTTCAAAGAGGACGAGGCAAAGGAGCTGGAAGGCAAGAAATGGGTGCCCCTCGAAGCGGTGATAGCCGAGAGGAAAAAGCGTCAGGAGCTCAAGGGGGAAGAGAAACCTCCCGAGGAGCCCGCAACTACCCCCGCCTTTGACTGGGACGCGATTCTCGGCACGGGTAAGACCGAAGAGAAACCCACGGCGACTGCTGCCGAAGCCGCGCCATCTGCTACCGACCAGACGAAGATGCTAGAAGACTGGGTGAGGGAAAACATCCAGGAATACCCCATACAGACTCTTGCTTATGTCTTCAATCTCTTCGAAGCGCAACGGAACCAGATGAGGCGGCAGGCGAGGCAGTTTGTGGGGGATGAATATGACAAGCTCCCTATCCACAATGTCTCTGACGAAGAGGTGGTCGCCCTCCAACAGAACCCGGAGGCAATGCGGGCTCTCCTGGCGGCGGTGAAGTACAGGAAGACCACTTCCTCTTCCGAGCGCGAAAAGGGGAATAATTCCCCCTTTGCTGCACGGGAGCAAGAGCTGATCGAGGAAGGCCGCAGGAAGGCCCTTGAGGAACTCGCACGGGCATCGGGCACAGCCGGTGAAGGCCCAGCCCCCTCCAGCGCCGCGACCGAGGAGATCTTTGAACTCGACGAGCAGGGCAAGGAGTACGCAAGGCGGAGAGGGATAACCGATCCGAAGGAACTTGCGGAATTTGCCAAGCTCTACAAAGCCGAAATAGAACGGCGAACGAATATGAGGTAATGAACAATGCCGAGAAAGCAAACCCCGAAGGTAGGAGTGGTGGATTTCACCGCACCGGATATTTTCCATGTGGCCAACAAAGATCCGAAGTTCTACTATAGACACGCTCTGGATGACCCGCTGGTAGTCCAGAAGTGGAAGAAGTGGGGCTTCGAGGTGGTAACCGGCACGCAGTCATCCGGTGAGGAGGGGGAATCGCCGGCTAATCTTGCCGACCCCGCAGATTCCGGGTTCGTGAACATCCCTGGTCATGTTCTCATGCGCTGTCCGAAGGAACTCAACGATAAGCGCCGCGCCCACAACTGGGCAAAGTTCGAAGCGTTGAAGGAGCGTGAAGAGGATAGGCTGGAGGAAGTGGCCCGAACCATCCGGCGTCTCGGAGGGAGATTCGGCAGACTGGCCGAGACTCTTGCCCGGGAAGAATAAGGAGGTAAAGCCAGATGGCTATACTGAGGACCAATCTTTCCAACCTCATGAAGGTGGACCTTGATCGGGTTCTCTTCGAGGCTTGGAAGACTCTGCCGTACGAGCAGATCCTCAATACCCTCTTCAATGTAAGCACGTCCACCAAGAAAGAAGAGAAGAACCAGACAGTCGGCGGGTTTGGGCTTGCGACAGTGAAGGAGGAAGGCGAGGATCTGACCGAGAAGCAGTTCAAGGAAGGTTACCAGACAACCTACACCCACAAGACTCTCGGGTATTATACCGCCATCTCTCTCGAAGCGAGGGAAGACGAGCAGTATGGGATCATCAAAAAGGCCCCGAGAGCCATGGCGAGGTCGGTTGACGCAACCATCAACTACTACATGGCGCGGATCTTCGGGTACGCGAACTCCACCACCAACGGGAAGGAAGCACGCAGGTTGACCTGAGCGCGACTTCCCTCTGGGCGGGGATTACCGCTTTCAACGAGATGCTTGACGATGCGGGGAAACCCATCGCCAACACACCGCGGTATTTGGTGGTTCCTCACCAGAGTCAGCAGCAGGCAATCGAGTTGCTGTATTCGGAGAAGTTCCCCGAGTCGGCTGAAACTTTCGGCCCCAGGACGGCGAGTGCGTGATGAATAAGCGCTGTACTGGAAAACCCGGTGAAATCAGGGAACACCTCAGTGACGAGGCAATCCTGAGCCAAGCCCGCTGGGAAACTAGTGGGAAGGTGCAGAGACTAGAGGACGAGGCTAAGGGAAGCTCCTATGCCGGTAACTCCTCCACGAGCGCCGGGTACGGTGACGCACACCGTAATGATATAGTCCGAGCTGCATAGCGATATGCAGAAGTGGGGGATAAAGAGCCCTCACGGTAACACACTGGAAAATGCGATCAACGCTCTCCGTAAGGCGGTCAACCTCGAACTGGTTGTCTGGAAGTACTGGCTCGGGAGCATCGATTCTGACTGCTGGTTCCTGGTCGCCGACAAGAACGCATCTGATGACCACCCGCTGAGGTTCTACTGGAGAATGCGGCCTCAGACGGAATCCGACAACGACTTTTTCTCCAAAGATTTCCTCTACAGCTTGGTCATGAGGATGTCGCTCGGGTACGACGATTGGCGTTTCCTGTATGGATCGATGGGCAGTTAAACCTAATAAAATCAATGATTTAGCTCAGTTCTTGGTGAGAAAATGCTCTGTAAGTTCTGTGGTAAAGAGATTCCAAACGTCAGCAAACGGGGTAGGCCGCGTTGCTACTGTAGCGTGAGATGTCAGAGGAAATATGAGTATCGGCAGAGGCGGAAAAGTATTCTTGCCGATATGAAGCAGAAGTACTATGACAATCACGAGGAATACCTGCAGCGTGCGAAGTACTTCCGTGATGCTAAGGGAAAGAATCTCAAGTCAGACAAAATCATGTCCGATCTGGAGCGTGGATATGTTGCGGGTTTGTTTGATGGTGAGGGCACGATTGGTATGATTGTAGAGGGGAGGAAAGAGAATGCCTGCGGCATCCGGTTCTCCCCGAATGTGGTAATCTACAATACCAATGTGGCGCTGTTGAGCAGGGCTCGGGAAGCTATGGGCAACGGCGCGATCTATAGCCACGATAGCGGGCGCAATGGACATAAGCGCTCCTATGCGTTACGTCTCACGGCTAACCAAATCCGGCATGTCCTACCTCAGATAACGGGCGTTCTAGTCGCAAAAAGAGAACAAGCAGAGCTTTTGCTTGCCTATTTGGAACTGGCTGAATCGGGTGTTCGCACTGCCCATCTGTACGAGCGCTTCGTCGATATTTACTGGAGACTCAGCATTCTCAATGCGCGGGGAAAGGTTACTTATTTCCCTCGGGCTTCGATTGAGAACAAGTTGCAGTCTATTGCTGAGAGAGCTTCGTAATGACTGTCAAGATCTGGCCCGGAACAGGGCGATTGAAAGACTACAACAGCCCTCTCCAAGTCTGTGCGATCTGTGGGCGCGGGGTGTATGAGTCGGAGGGTATCCACAGGGACGGCAAGTGGTATCACTCCGAGACCTGCTATGACCCGCCCCAGGAGCAGGCTGCGCAGAGGAAGGTATTCGGGCCGAGGAGGTAAAGATGGCTAACAAGGATTTTCCCCGTGGATTGCGCCCCCTGCGGCAGCTCAGCGGGGGCAAGATCCCGATGCACGCATATTGGAAAAAGGGCACTACCACGGCGATCTTCGAAGGCGACCTGGTGGTGCTTCAGGGCGCCGACAGCCGCGTGCTGAGACTCGCTACCACCACCGGTAGCGACGACGTGATAGGGGTCGCTGCCAACTACGTGGCGGCCGGAAGCGAGGGCTCCACTGTCTGGGTGTACGATGACCCGTTTACCGTGTTCGGAGTGCAGACAGACGGGACCACCGACACCGACTACACGGACGCGGTCGGTTCCGTAGCGCCAGCGATAGTGGCTGCCGGGAGCACGAGCACCGGGCTGTCCGGGGTGGAGATCGACTCCAGCGCGATCACCTCTACCGGGACCGCCTCGAACAACGTGTTCAAGATCATCGGGGTGGTTCCCGACGTGGACAACGATGCTTCCTCCTCCCACGTGGAGATGGAAGTGTTGGTATTCAAGCACTTCATGAACAACAGGAGTGCGAGCGTATAAAGAGCGGGGGAGGGTAAGGGATGGTGGTATCTCTCTTTCCCTGTACTCTCCCCGAGGTTTTGTCCGTGTCTGACTGGTTTAAGGACTGCAAGCTCTGTATAGGCATCACGGCGAACCATGAGCAACTCCACAAACCCCTGCTCTTCAATATCTTCGCCTTGGAGAAGCCGAGGGAGTTCATGGTTTTGTGGATGCGGATATGGAACTCCCTAACGATACCGTGCCGAAGCTGCTGAGACACGAGCAGCCGGTGGTGAGCGGTCTCTACCACATAAAGAGTTATCCCTTCAGTCCTATTGCCGGCTGGAATGTGCAGGTGGAAGGCGGGATAGTCGGCCGCGTGAACGGCCACGGGAAAATGTGGAAAAAGGACTACTGCCCGCTGCCCAAGAACAAGCTGGTGGAGGTGGACTGGTGCGGTATCGGTTGCCTGATGGTCGATATGAAGGTGTTCGACAAGATCCCCTTTCCCTGCTTTTGGGACGACTGGGACCGGGAAAAGGGCACCAGGGAGCGTGGGCACGATCTGGTGTTTTGTGACACAGTGAAGGCATATGGGTATCGGGTGTTTGTTGATACCAGCGTGAGGTGTGGTCACAGGGTGCTCTTCACTATTGATCCGCTGTTCATAGAGGCGTTTTACCGCAGCGGTATGGCGGAGACTGTCAAGCAGATCCTTGACGAGGAGGGCGACTACACCAAGCACAGCCACAGGGCTTGGAAGCGTAATTACCAGTCGGTATCGGCAACTGGGTAAGGGAGGGTGAATCCGGGCACGGGACCCGGCCTATTCCCTCCGGCAGACAGGCTACTACCACCGGCCTGTGTGTCCCTATAAGCAAAGGAGAGTGACTGATGAGTCTCACGAGATTTCCCCATGGCATCTCCAGTTTCGGGATGCCTATTCTCGGCAGTGGTGCGGAGAAGTTCGTCACCACCGGGTCAGTGTACTTTGTGCATTCCACTGGCAGTAACTCCAACTCTGGTACCGATCCTGATCACCCCCTTGCCACGATTGACTATGCGATCGGCAAGTGCACCGCGGACAAGAAAGACCTGATATTGGTGATGCCCGGCCACACCGAAAGTGTCGCTACGTCTATCACAGCGGATGTGGATGGAATCAGCATAATCGGCTTGGGCAATGGCGACAACCGGCCCACTATCACCGGTACGGCGGCTACGGACGACGTTACTGTAACCGGCGACGACGTGCTGATCGACAATCTCAAGTTCAAACATTCCACAGCCAACTGTACCGCTATGGTGAACGTGGCCGGGGCCAACTGCACGATCCAGAACTGCCATTTCGAGCAGGGGCAGTATGCGGTTCACGGGATTACGGTCACGGCTACTGCAGCGGAGCTGAAGATCATCAACAACGTGTTTGAGGTGACGGCGAACGGTCCTGATGAGGCAATCGATATCGAAGGTACGGTGGCCAGGCTCTATGTCGGCTACAACATCTTCAACGGAATGACCACGACCAATTCCTGGGACGATGGGGCGATTGTCAGCGGTTCAGCTCATACCGACTGCTTGATCGAGTTCAACCGGATCATGTACCTTCCGGCCAACAAGGGCGGGATCGAGTTCACCGCTGCTGCTACGGGATTGATCCAGTATAACATAATCGGCGGGGGCACGCTGGGCGAGATGATCGATCCCGGCTCCTGCCTCTGCTTCGAGAACAGGGAAGCGGATGCGGTTGACGAATCTGCGCGACTCTTCCCGACGACGACTGCAAGCTAAGTGAAGGTATCGCGGCTCTGCATTGGTTATCCTTGGTCCAGCCCATTCCTCCTGACCCGGACGGTGGATAATTATCTCTCCCTCCAGCGCCCACCGAATTCCTTCTGGGTCAGGGGGGATGGCTGGTCCCCGGCACGGCGCCACAACGACATCTGCGAGCAGGCACTTGCTGGAGGTGCTTCCCATATTCTCATCCTCGGGCCGGACCAGGAACACCCGATAGACATGATCCCGAGGATGATAAAAAGGGTAGAGGAAGACGGCTGTGATGTGATCGCCGCACCTGTACCGGCGAGAGTAGATACCGAAGACGTAGCGAGAGGAGAGTGTGGCGCGTGGATAAAGTCGGGTGCGGGTTACGAGCGGGTGGATCTTGACTCCGGTGACCTCCTGCCCATTTCCTTCATCGGCTCCGGTGTCCTGCTTTTTCCTTGCTCCGCTCTTTCCCTCATTCCCCAGCCGTGGTTCAGAGACGCGATAAAGGATTTCCGCACGTGGGAGAGAATGGCGACTACAGACACGGCGTTCGTCGCCGCCCTCTCCGCCTATGCGAGGCTTTCGATCTGGGTGGACACGACGATAAAAGTCACTCACCTGGACGTGAGGAGTGTCAGAGATGGCGATTGACAAAACAGGTCGTACTTGGGCTATCCCGAGTGCGGATGCGAGCACGAGCACGCCGGTCTGGAACGATCGAGTGCTGATAAAGAAGCTCTCCTGGCTTAGCCCGCAGACCTCGGGGGACGATGTGATAGTGAAGGACACCGAAGGTCGTGTGATTTGGCAGAGAAAGGCCCAAGCGGTGGGTGATGGTATCCTCTACACGTTCGACGTGGACAACTGGCACAAGGGGTTGCTTGCTCACACGATCGACAGCGGTACTCTCTACGTGGAGATAGGGTGATGAAAAGGATAATCGGACTTCTGCTCGGGGCGGTACTGGCCCTTGCTCCGGTGACGGCAATTACCGACGAGGCACCGGTGGTGATAAAGGTTCAGGAGGAGGACGGCTCTCCCTCCGGCTGGGTGTACGGGCTCAAGGTGACAAACGGCCAGCTTACCATCAATGCCGACGGGACGGCGAGTCTGAACTTCGGTACGGCGACGGGGGACATTTCCGCAGTCGGTGACGGGGCGTCGGGGGCGGTGTTTACGGCTGACGGAGCCGGCAATACTCTGTACTTTGAGGGATCTACCGCCGACGATTACGAGATTGCTCTCACTGCGGCCGACCCGGGTGCGGATTACACGATCACCCTTCCCGCGACTACCGGTACAGTATATGTGTCGGGGGGTACCGATGTCTCGCTGGGGGATGGCGGGACCGGCGCGAGTCTGAGTGACCCGGGCGCGGACAAGATATTGTTTTGGGATGATTCGGCGAGTGCTGTGACCTGGCTCTCTGTCAGTACAGGGCTGTCGGTAAGCGGCACGGATCTCACCGCTTCTCTCGGAACGGCGGTAGATACGAGCGAAATCACCGATGACACGATACTGGCCGCTGACCTGGACGCCACAAACACGGAAGCCGATAACGATATTGTCACCTATGACTCGGCATCCGGTGGATTTACCTTCAACATCCCATCCGAGATCATCACCGCTGGCACGAATCTTTCCTGGTCGGGGGCTACCCTCAACGTGGATGATGCGTTTTTGGTGAACAATGCCAATGACGTGACAACCGGCACCATCACCATGGCAGGGGTGATACTGGAGGGAGGTACTTACGACACTACCCTGCAAGCGGGCACTCCCACCGCCTCTGTCACCTATACTCTCCCGGGTGCGGACGGAACGAGCGGGTATCTGCTCTCCACCAATGGCTCCGGCACTCTTTCCTGGTCTCAGGTGGGGGATTCGGCAATCGCCGCAGGAGCAGTGGACGGGGGCAGCGGAGGGGAGATAGCCGACAACACCATAGATGCGAACGATCTGGCGGCCACCCTCACCTTCGCTGATGGAGATCTGATAAATCTCGGCGGCATCACCATGTCCGCCTCCACCGACGAAGGACTGGTACGACGCAGCCTCGAATTCGATCAAGGTATATGAAGGAGGCTGGGTGAGCATTTCGGGAGGTACCGGCGCACCTACAGACGCGAAATACGTGGTTTACGATACACTGAACGGTACGCTTTCCGGGGAGATGCTACTCGCTGGCAGCGCCGACGGAATTGATCTCTCCGCCTATTCCGCAAACGGCACCTTGACCATCTCTTTCGATGCGACAGAGGTGGGTACTGAGACTTGGGGAAGCGGTTCCGCTATCACCTGGACCTTTGACGCTTCGGCAGGGACGGACGCGGCGATTACCTTCGGCGATGGAGTGGTGAATGTCTCCGCCGGTACTCTCCAGCAGGGGGGAAACGCAGTCTACTATTCGGGAGGGACGGATGTAACACTGGGAGACGGAGGGACGGGGGCAAGCCTGGGTGACCCTGGTGCAGACCGGATTCTTTTCTGGGACGACTCGGCAGGGGCGGTGACGTGGCTCACTGCCGGCACGGGACTGACCGTCTCCACAACCACCATCTCCGCGGACCTCGGCACGGCAATAGACACGAGCGAGATTACCGACGACACGATACTCGCTGCCGATCTCAACGCAACTAATACCGAGGCGGATAATGACATACTCACCTATGACTCTGCCTCGGGTGGATTCACCTTCAACACTCCCTCGGAGATAATCACTGCAGGTACCAATATCTCCTGGTCCGGCACGACACTGAATGTGGACGATGCCTTCATCATTAATAGTGGTGATGACACCACCTCCGGGGAGATACAGTTTGCTGATCAGAAAGGCCCGGGGTGGGGGAGTGATAATGACTGGAATTCGCTCTATGATGAGACCACCGATGACAGGTTGGAGTTCGTCCATACCGCCGGGGCTGGAGCGGACGTCTACTGGGATCTCAACGATAACGCGGCAGACTCCACCTTTACCATCACCAATACTGACTCCACTTATGAAGCGAATGTAGACATAGAGGGAGACTTGACGGTTGGGGGCACCCTTACCGTTAGCGGTGGCACCGAGTCCTTTATCGACTTCACTTCCAACGGCTCCTCTCCTTCCGGTGCGGGCACAAACAGCATCTACGTGGTCTCGAATGTCTTCAAGCTTAAGGAAGGTGGCTCCGAAAAGGACATTGTCACTCCAGGGGACTCAGTGACTTGGTCGGGTGCGACCCTAGATGCGAGTGGAGTAACTAACTTCCTCATCCCCTATGGTACCTCGGCGACGGCGGATGCGGCGGGGGAAATAGCGATAGATTCCGACGACGAACAGTTTCAGCTTGCCTTCGGTGCGGGGCCGACGGTGATCAAGTTTGATTTTACCGGTGATTCCAACGGTTATGTGCTGAAGAGCAACGGCTCTGGGGTGTTTACCCTCCAGGCGGACGCAACTGGTGGCTCTCCGACGTGGGATACGGTGGGAGATCCGGTAGCGGATGCGAGTATCAGCCACGATGCTGGGGAGGAGACAAGTTTCATATACGGGGGTAACTTCACTACAGGCAGTCAGTTTTTGATCCATCAAACTGGCGGTGATCCCAGTGGCGGTATTCTCTTTGAGGTGAAGGCGGACGATAGCAACGTCACTGTGGCGCAGTTCGGAGATGGTACCAACGTGTGGAAAATAGCTCAGGATGGGAGGCTCTCCAATTTTGGAGGTGCTGATCTCAACTTCGCCGCTGCCTCCGATCTGCTGATAGGCGGCTCCCAAATCTCCTCTGACGCACTCTCCGATGTCGCTTCAATAGCCATGCTTGACGAGGCAGAAACGATCTCTGCTGACTGGGATAATACCGCCAACCCTTGGGCGGATAATGAGGTATCGGATACAATCACTGTCGGCTCTGGGGGCTCTGTAGATGATGCCGCAATACCGGCGGGGGTGACGAGAGACACGGAATGGGATACGGAATCCGAGGTGGAGACGGCTTGGGGGAGTGTGAATATCCTCCTTGAGACTGAGATAGATGCAAGCTCGGAGTTGGCGGCGATTATGGATGACGAGACGGGTTCCGGTGCGCTCGTGTTCGGTACTTCCCCGACTATCAGTGGTGCGACACTGAACGGCAATACCGACGCGAGTGGCGGCGATTTCGCTCTTCCCACCGTCGCGGCTGGCCCTGCTGCACCCGATGCGGATGGGGAGATAGAGCTTGATTTCGCTGACGGTTCCGTGGTTGTGCAGTGGGGTAACAACCATGCGGAACTGGCAAGCTCCACCGACGTGGTAATAGGCAAGCTCATCCATTCCTTCGCTGCAACGGTATTTGACCCGGACACGATCCAAAGCACTATCGACCAGATTCCCCTCAAAGCGATAGAGAGTTCCGAGTTTCCTCACGGGATAGTCATTACCGACATCTACCTCAAAACAGACGCGTCCTCCACTTATTCGGTGGACGTCGAGAACTGGGATGACCCGACTACCATCAATGCTTCCAACGGGACGATTGATACCATTGCCACCAGCTCCAGTTCGGAAGTTCAGGAGGACACGATCACCTACGCGACAATAGGCGCAGGGCAGATCATCATGCTTGATCTCCCCACTACCGATATCAATTGGTTCTACATTCAGGTAGAGTATTATGAGCCGATTGCTTAATCTCATTCTCATCATCACCTTGCTTCTGCTCTCTTCCCACCTTAGCGCTGGGTCACGGGCTATCCTAGGTGTTGCAGGTGGCCCGAGGTCGGTACTCACTATCGACTATGGTGAACCGGTAAAAGGCATTGCCGAAGGAGACTATTTTGTCCTGAAGGTACTTAAGGTGAGAGGGAGCAAGGTGGATTATGGTTTTGTGAGACTGGAGGTTGAGGAGTGAGAAAATTCTACCCTGTGTTGTTGGTTTTCTCTCTTTTTGCACTCCTTGCAGTTCTCCGCCCTCCTGTATCGGGGGAGGTTATCGCTATCATCCGTGCCCCAAGCGCTGGTGGGGGGGGCGACTACTGTGACTCCTGTACACCGGGTGACCCCACAGACATCTTCTGCGAAGACTTCGAGGGGACGGGATACAACTGCTCCTGGTCGGAGACTATCGGCACGGGTGGGAGCATTGACGAAGACGCGACCATAGACAGCAATTTCACCTGTTCTGACTTGGGTAGTGAGGCACTTGAGGTAAGCGTTGGGGCAGATGCGAATACCACCTACACTGTTCATGATACCGGTTCCGCCTATAGCGTCTTCAAGATCAAAATGTACTTGGTGGTAACTGCGGCGAACTTCGGAGGAACTAGCCAGAACGAGATAGTGGCGAGTCTTACTTCCGCAGCCGGCACCGGGGACAGAATGGTTGATATCTATCTGAATACCGATGCCAGTTCTAATCTGAGATTCAGGTTTAGCTACTACTATGGCTCTGAGACAGCGTACAGCTCCACAATCTCAACCGGTACCCAGTACGAAATATACATCTCCTGGGATAGCGGGAATAATCTCACGATAGACTTGAACGGAACCAGCGTCGTCAACGACAACACGCCGGGCTCCGGTACTATCAGGTATGTTCAGATAGGCAGATTGTTTGGGGCATCTGAGCGGAGTTGGACTATCCAGTGGGCAGCAATGGGAGCAGATGATGATACGGAACCGTCTGATTGCTCGTAGTCTGTTCTTGCTTGTAGTGTTTGCTATCGCTATCGCGCCGGGGGCGGCGGTCGCAACCACCTACTACGTGGACAATTCAATCGCTGATTGTGCGGGAACCTATAACCCAGCTACCCGGTCCTGTACGGGTGGCAGCTATACCTCCTATGATACCATTGCTGAAGCGGAATCTGCCATGTCCGGCGGGGATACCGTCATCATTCGCGGAGGTACATACAACGAGCGGGTGACCATTGACCAGTCAGGTTCCGGCGTTGGAAGCGAGACCACCTTTGAGGTGTATGCTGGGGAGACGGTCAATATGGGTGGATCGTCTCAGAGCGGCGGGTTTGTGATTAACGCAAGCTACGTGAAGGTAGACGGCAACCGGACTGGGACGAGTGACGGTCTCATAATCACAAATCAGCCGGGAACGTGCGGGTGGTCCAATGCGGGTATCCAGATAGACGGTGACTACGTGATCGTCCAGGAATGCAATATTGTCGAGTGTGAGCGATACGGGCTCAAGACCAGCAACGATTCGGATCACTGTACTATCAGCGATAACTACTTCGCCAGAAACGGCCTTTGTGCCGCCGAGATCCACGGTACCTATAACGATATTCTAAGAAATGAGGTAGTGGATGGGAGGACCGAGGCGGACTATGGCTGCACATCCTACGACGCTGACGCATTCCGGTACCATGGGACGAATCTCACCTTTGCGTATAACTACATCCACGGGTTCGACTACGCCAACATCTATTCCGGCGATAGCCCCCACATAGACGCTTTCCAGACATTTGACGGTGGAGCGAGTGACCCGGAGGGGGATTACTGCACTTTCGAGTACAACTATGTGGACTTCTACGATGTAGTATGTTCCTGGTCTCAATGTGCTGACGATGGTGCTCACGGGGTATTCATGAGAGCGGAACAAGACGCTGATCACATAGTCGTGCGTTACAATCTCTACTTTGGTATGGTCTTCATCAACTCCAGCTCCGACGACCATGACTGGGAAGTTTACGGCAACACGATAATAGGCAATCCCGGAGTCTGCTCTGAGAATGGCAGAACACTCGGTACAAACTGCTGGCCCACTGCGATACAGTTGCATCACTCCATTGGCTCCGATATCGTGAAGAACAATATAATGACGGACTTCGACGGTACCCATACCAACTTCCTTGATCACGACGGTAATGCGTCTCTCTCTTCCGACGGGAATATCACCTATGATGCCGACGGTAGCGATGTTTACTGTACGGGTACAGACAACGGAGACTGCAAAGGCGGACTGAACCAGTATGATACCGATCCGGGGCTGGTCGATATTGACCCAACCGGCGGTATGGATGTGAGGCTCAGCGCGGGTTCAAATGCTATCAACTCAGGGGCGACGATTGGATCGTCCGGGAATCAGGATGATGGTATTGACCCATCTGTAGCGCTTTCTAGCTGGCCCGACTCGGTGACGATTCTGGACCAGGACGACTACGGTTCGGGTTGGGAGATAGGGGCATATCTGTATTCGGGGCGTAAGATGGTAGGTGTAACAATCTCAGGAGCGACGGCAAAATGAAAAGACTACTGCTTCTTACAATCGTCATTTTCTTTTTCATCTCCTTCACCTTCGCGCAGTCTCCACCCTACGTGAAGCTGGCGTGGGACTCAAGCAGCGAGGCGGATCTCGCCGGGTACAAGCTATATATAGGCACTTCCACTCGACGGTATTCCGCCACCTTTGACCTGAAACTGGCTGATCTCCCCGATCAGTCCAATCCTCAGTGGGAGGTGAGCTACCCGGGTTTCAAGAACGGTGGCACGTTTTACTTTGCCGTCACTGCTTATGACTTAGCAGGCAACGAAAGCGGTTACTCGAATGAGGTGAGCTATACCTTTACCGATACCACTCCCCCTGCCATTCCTCTGAACCTGACACTCGTTGAGGGGGGTTCTTGAGAGCGATGAAGGTGCTTGACGATTTCCTTGCTCCCGCGGTTCTCCTCATGGCTTGGCTCGGGTCTTTCGAGTGGAGACTGCGGAACAAATGTGATCACCGGTCGCTTGATTATTTGAAGGCGCAGATGGCCAGGATGGAGTCGCATCTTTGGGATATCATGCAGGCGCAACACATAAAGCCCAGTGTGGAGCCGCCGGAAGAGATAAAGAATAATGGCAAAGTGCGAG